GGAATTAATAAAGATTTTACTCAAAGCAAAATTGAGTTCAGTAAATACTGGGTCGAGAGCAAATCGCCTGATAATTCAGGCAAGCTAAGCAGAGAGTTCCAAATAACAAAACGTGGTTGTGAATTTTTAGCACATAAAACTACTGGAGCTAAGGGAAACCTTTTTACAGATAAGTATATGGATAAATTCGCAGCTATGGAGAACTTTATCGAAGAAACAAAGAAAGACAGTTCAATAACTTTCAATGCTGAATTATCCCTTTTAAAATTTTCTATGAGTACATTGAATTTATCTGATAGTGGTAAAATTTCTATGATTGGTAACTTTGGAAAGGCTCATAACATGGATACAAGCTATTTGCCAGCTTATTCAGAAGAAAAAATCACCAAACCATTATCTGAACTGCTAAAACAATTTAATGTTAATATGAGTGCTATTTCTTTTAATAAAATACTATTACAAGAAGGCATTATCAAAGAAATGGAACGTAATTCTTCTAAAGGTACTGTTAAAAAGTTCAAATCTATAGTTGATTTAGAATACGGAAAGAATCTTGTAAACAGTAAAAATCCTAAAGAAACTCAGCCACACTATTATGAAGATAAATTCCAAGAATTAATATACATTGTAACTTCCGCTAAGGAGGTATCTGAGTATGTTAAATAGCAGACAACCTAGCCTAATAGAAGGTCGAGAATTTATTCTAAACAAACTAGAATATCTTATAACTCTAAAGAAAATTCTAAAGACTATAGAGAATAAGAATTAATCATATAAACTCCTAGAAATAGGGGTTTTATTTAGTTTTCAAATATCAATTTCATGTACTTATTATAAGGCTAAAATTCATGTGTGTCAATACTGTTTTGCAGTACATACTAATATTTTTATATAATTTTTGCAATCAAAAACATAGAAAGAGATTGAGACAAATTATATCTCAATCTCTAAACATTTCTATTTAATCCAAACTCCATCAGAACCCAACACGCAACCATCAACTGTTGTATCATGAGCCATTGTTCCATCTGAATTTAGATAGTACCACTTTCTATTGGTATCTTTAATCCACCCAGTTTGCATTGCCCCTTGAGAATCTAAATAATACCAATTATTATTTAGTTGCAACCAACCTGTAGTTTTAATCCCATCTGCTTTGAAATAATACCACTTGCCATTTAGATTTAGCCACTTGCTAGTAACCATATCTCCACTTTCGAAATAAGTGTCTTGAGACCACCCTGTAAAATTTGTTTCTTTTAAATATTTTAAATCTGTCGCATATGCTCCAATTGACGATATAATCATTAACCCAGCTACAAACAATAAAATCCTCTTTTTCATCCGACATTACCTCTTTCTTTTTTTAATTAAATTATATATTTTTTGGAATATTTGTCAATTGTTTTTTAAAAATTATATTTTGTCGTCTATTCTAGAATCAATATACTCTTGTAATGTCTGTTGGTCTATATAAACTCTGCTACCGCTAGGGAAATATGTATCTGCACAATGCAAGTCGCCAGCTAAATCAATCCTGTCCATATTTTCTAGAGTTCTATAAAAATCGCTGCTTGTATCTGTGTTTTTTATTTCTATATCTTTTACCACCGCATGTCCTGATGTTGTAAAATTAAAAACTGTAACCCCATTAACTTTTACTATTAATCCACCATTTTCTATAGTGACTCCATTTGTATCTAAAGTCATAGAATGAGTCCCTGTTGCGTCTTTTATCGCTTCAACTACACTGTCGACATTCTGCTCTATATAAGAGCCAAATTCTCCTTTACTTACTTTAGATTGTATTCTATCATCTAATATCTCAATTGAAGCTTCCGTATCATTCTTTAAGTTAGTTACACTAAGTTCTATTGAATCTGCTCTAGCTTCAATATTTACTTGAAATTCTTCTGATTCCTTTTTGACTTTTTTAATGGTAGCTGTATTATTATTAGTTTTAGTATTAACTGTATTTACTGCATTAGTAGTTTTATTTATAGTACTAACAATATTAGCTTTCTTTCTATTTCCGATAGTAACCTCTAATATTTTGCCTTGCCTGTTTAAAGCAAGTGGATTATAAACTATTCTTGTTACCCTTGCAGTTACAGTTAAATCATTAAGCTTTTCGTAGATAATTGTTACATTGTTCCCAAGTTCGCATTTTTCTAATATATTGTAATCTTTATATTGCTCTGTCTTTTTAAGTTGTGCGAATTTAACTGTATTATTTATAGTTAAAGCATCAATTCCATCCTCAGTAAATTTCTTTTGACCTCTTTCTCTTAATTGATTGTAGACTACATTTAAAGCAGCTGGAGTATCATCTACAGCCGAAACATCTTCGCAAGTTATAACTTTATATTTCTTACCTAGAACACCAACATTAGGCGAAGTAATTACTTCATTGTTAGGAAGATATATCCCATCACTAGACTTTATAATAAGAACTGTCGCAAAATCATCACTTATATCATCAACGTCCTGCTGAAATTCTTGAAGATTCTTTCCACTCTTGATTATAAATGAATTATCCTTTCCTCTTTCATCTACCATATTTACTTCAAAATTATTAAAAATTATTTCGCCACCATAAGCCTTATAAACACTTTTAGCATTATCTGAATTATCTAATATCCCACTTAAAGGCGATGTATAAGCGGTATCTATGTAATTTATAACATTCCCATTATCATCTAATCCTAAATTAATACCAGTAATTGCACTAGTATCTAAGTTACCTACGTGAAATTTGCCAACATTATCTTGTACTGCTCCTAAAATTAGTGAAATAGCTTCTTTTCTTGTCTTTCCGGCTGGAACCAATGGAGAACTACCACCACCAAAAACAAAGTCATTCATCAAGTCGCAACGTGCTATAGCTTGAGCGTAGACACTTATTTTGCTTCCAGAACTATCTAAAGATGTTTTTCTTATTCTAAATAATTGCTCTGGTCTGCTATCATAAACAGGGGAACGAAGAATATTCCCCCTGACTAAATACTGACTAAAATTCTTAGAATCTTTTACTGGATAATCACCCTCAAAATCAAATATTCCCTCTAAATCCTCTGTGATTTTAACCGAATCTGCTATCCATTCATTCAACACCTTGCCATTATTATTAAAATCTGTTGTTCCTTTTAAAAACAAACTTATAAAATCATACATTATATGCACCTCCACCTTGGCATAATTTCAACCTTAGTTACCCCTACACCTGTCCAACCTATTGTATTCTCGCCTACATCTAAGTAAGGATATTTGCCATTTATCATGTTATCTTTTCCGTTGTAGCAGCTCTCTATATCTGAATCTATTGTTATACTGCTTCCTATTTCACTTATTGTAAAAGTTCTACCATTTATATTAAATGTACACGAACCACTACCGTATATAGTTATCAAAGGAAGACTTTTATAATCTGCTTTACTATGTAATAATGTAGTTCCATTTGTTAAAGTAATTATCTCTTGTCCATCTAATAAATATCCGAATGGTTGGCATTTGAATTGAACTAAAAAATTGTACAATTTATTCTCTATTATTTGGCTCAATGGAACTGAATTAACTATTTCTGCATCGTAATAACGGTCTGGTCTATTTCCAAAAATAACTGGCCCTCTTCCTCTGAGCCATCTTACGATTTTATCCGGATTGCTTCCGCGATAATCACACTCTACTTGTTTTATATCACTTGTATATTTATTAAACTCAGTTAAATTTCCATCTCTACCTTCTATATCAATATCATTGGTTAGCTTTGTAGAATCTTGGATTTCTGGAAGTTTTACAACCTTCAAATCCATGCTGATATTATTTTTATTATTAAACACTATAATTTTATTTTCTTTCAACTGTAAAACCTCCTTTAATTTGTTTGCTCTTTAAATCCATAGAAAGCAAGTTCGTTTCCTAAAGTTTCTACGTTTTGATTAGTATGTTGGTGATAATTTTCTATATTGAAATAGAGTTTATTTCCTTCTTTATTGATAACATTATTGCTATTTCCACCAATAGAACCAAACATTGATCTAATAGTATCTTGTTGAGATTGAATTAAACTTGCCTTTAAACTTGAAATTTCTGTAGCAACTAAAGAATCTATATACGCTTGTGTTTGCATATGATTTTTAATAGCTGCACCTTGGCTTACATATGCTACATCGCCTTTACTAGACATTTCAAAATCATTTTCATTCGTGTAATATAATCCAGCTTTTTGATTATTATTAGTTCCGGTTGCATAATGCCCTATTTTAGTGCTTTGACTAGCTGTATCATAATAAGTATAAGTTCCAGAATTAGAGTCTGAGCCATATTCCGCACCACTTCTTATTTGAACTAATTCTCCTACTGCTTCTTGAATAGTTTGCTTGTTAGAGTTTAATCCCGTTAAAAGACTATCTGTTAAGCTTTGTCCTGCGTTTTGCCATTGTGGATTGTAAGAGTTTAACAAGTCAACCAAATCTTGATTACTACCGTTTAGTAATATATATCTAGCCTGTGCGTTTACTGAATCAGTTTCTTCTAGTTTAGAATAATAATCCTTAGTATCTTTTAATTGCTTCTCTAAAGTGTCTTTTTGCTTGTTGTATTCATCTTCTAAGGCTTTCTTCTTATCATCTGTATTCCATTCGTCTTGAGTTTTGTTCATTTCCTTTTTAATATTATCTATTTGTTTTTGATATGCTTGTTGGTCTGCATAACTAGCACTATTAGACTTCATATTTTCAAGCTTTGCTATTTGGTCATTATAACCTTGTAATGTATCGCTTCGACTTGTCTGTGTGCTTTGCTCTTCTAAGGCAGCTAACTTTTTATTATAGTTGCTTTCTAGTTTAGTCAATTTGTTATTTATAGTCTTCTCTGCTGCTGCATCTTCTGCTTTTAATTGATTCTCGATAGCTGTTGTTACTGCTTCGGAAATTTTAGTAAGTTTATCTTTCTTTTCTTCCGCAATTTTGACTTGCTGGTCCGCTGAATCTTTAGCATTTTGAATTTCATTTTCAGCAACCATTTTAGCAAGGTCCATTTCTTTTTCTACACTATCTTGTTTGGCTTTTAAAACTTTCTTTTGTGCTTCTAGTTGCTTCTTAGTGCTTTCATCTGTTGTATTGTCTATGGTTGTGTCTAAATCATCTATATCCGCTTTTATACTGTCAACTTGATTCTTAAGTGAAGCATAATTTGTATTATCTTCAACTTTCATTTTACTAGCTTTGTCTTTTGCAGTATTGGTCATTTCTAACTCAGTATTAAGACTTGAAAAACTTCCTCCAGTAGAACTTGAATTAAAAGCATTAACTAAGTTATTTGCTAATTTCTCGTTTAGTTCTATATTTTTAATTCCAGCATCTGCTGATTGTCCTGTATTTTGAGTAATTTTCTTTAATTCTTGAAGCGTATTTCCTGTAGATGATAATAGCTTTGCAACTGTAGCACCAAGTTTGTTATTTACAGAATTATTAATATCGTTCTGCATTTCATTTACAGTAGTCATATGATCGTTTATACCATCGCCGCCAGCCGCATGGCTAGAAATATAGGCTAGTCCAGGAGATAACATTTTTATATTAGATTTTTTAGCTGTTTCGTATCCATGTTCATCTACATGAGACAATCCTTCACTTGGATTGTTAGAACCAGTGTAGTTATTTTGCGCATCTACTCCAGCTTGCACAACATTGCTAACTACGTCTACGACTGCTTTTACTTGCTTTCCAGCAATTTGTCCGATTTTACTTAATATAGAATCAAGTGTATTATTCGCTTGGCTTGCATCTACCGAAACTGTAACGTCTGGACTTTTGTTATCTAATTCGTCAGCTTTTCCACTTGTTTCATCTATTTTAGAATTAGCATTATCTGTTTCAACTACTACATCAGTATTAGTATCCTCTGGAATTTGTTGCAGTTTCTCTATTGCTTCTTCCGCTGTAGTTTGTGCTTCTTCACCATTAACGGTTATATCTGTTTTTGTGTCCGGTGGTAGCTCTTTTAATTTTGCAATAGCATCATCTACGGTTGAAAGTTCTTTGCCATCTATATTTATTTTAGTTGTAACTACTGCTGGATTATCTTTTAATTTTCCATTAATAGCATCCTCAACGTCTTGTGCATTTTTTAAAGTTCCATCTTCATCAAACTCTAGTTTAATTTTCGTACCATTTATATTCTCTACCGCAACTCTTGTGCCATCTGCTTTCTTAATAACATTATCTAACTTTTCTATAACTTCATCAGATGAAGCATTTAAAGCGTTGTTATTAGCATCTAATTTTACCCCTCCGCCATTAGGCATTAATGATTTTTGCAGATTCTCCATAGCTTCTCTAATTTTATCGCCTGTCGCTTTTGCATCGTCAGCAAACTTTTTAGAATATCCACCATAGTCTCCAGTAAATGTATCGTAAGCACTTGTTATATTCCCTGTCGCTTGGTCAACTGTAACTTCTATATCATGCCATTGGCCATTGGCATCCTTGACACGCTTCATTCCACTTTCAGTAGCGTCAGCAACCTCAGAGTATTGTTGCTTTAATTTATATAAATCACCTTGGGTATTTCTATCTGTTCTAGAAAACATTGTTCCATCTATTTCATTTAGGTTTCCTTCAAGTGATGGATTCTTCTTATAAAGCATATTAAGATATTCACGTCTTTTGCTTCTTTCGGTGCTTATTAAATCATCGTATTCTTTTTTCTTATCATCTAATACTTTTTTATCGTGTTCGGCTGCTGCTGTATCGCCTTTTGCATTAGCATCGTCAATCATTTTTTGTAGATCATCCATACCAGTTTTATATGTTGCTCTAGCATTTGCAAAATTCTTCGAAAGTTCTTCCGACGCTGATTGATATTCTTTTCTTGCATCTTCGGAAGAAATACCAGTTAATCTTTCACTAAATTGGTTCTTAGCAAAATCACTTTCGGCTGTGTTCTTAGCTGATACCTCGGCTTGAATTTGCTGAACTTGTTGTAAATAACTTTCTATCTGTTGTACATCTTCTTGACTCAATTTACCATGTTCTTGAATTGCTTTTGTCCATACATCACTAATTTTCTTTTGTATTTCATCAATCTTAGCAAGTTTTTCATCACTAGCTTTGTTGGCTTCATCCAAAACAGCTTGTTCGTCTGTGCCTACTCCGCCTTTTTCATTAAACATTTTAGAAAGTTCGGATTGAAATTCGCCTTTTCTTTTGTTTATGGTAGATTTCGCACCATCTATCATTGCATTAATAGCACTTTGTATCCTTTGTGAACCAGCATCACTTATTTTTTCACCACTATTTTCTCCAGTTAAAGTCATTTCAAAATCGTGATATTGCTTTGTAGCTTTTTCAATTCCATCTTTGAAAGAGTCCGAAACACCTTCTCCGAAATCTTTGTAAACCAAACCAGCTTTTTGTAGTTCTGCTTTTGACTTAACTACTCCACCAGTACACGCATTAACCGCTTTTTCCCAACCATTCAAATCATCTGTGCTAGTGTCTACTGTTTTATTTAATAATTCGTGATATGTTACTGCTCCAGCTATTCCAACTATTAGCGCGCTTGCTGCACCAGCCGCTAAACCTCCAGCAACACTAAATCCAGCTAGAGCCGCCTCTCCGGCTTCTGCCCCTGTTCCGATTAATCCTAATGCATTTCCTAACATTCCACCTAATTTAATTAATCCGCCTATGCCACTTGTTACCGCTCCTACTGTTTTTACAAGTGGTCCGATAGCTGCTGCAAATAAAGCTGTTTTTATAATTGCTTCTTGTTCGGATTCTGGTAAATCAGCAAATCTATTAGCCATGTCTTGAACTTCATTTGCTATCTTGGTTATTGCTGGTGCTGCTGCTTCTTCTAATTTAATAGCTGCTGTTTCAATACTGCCTGTCATTTGTTCTATAGCAGACTTAGCGTTATCTTGCATAGTTGTGGCCATGTCTTTAGCTGCACCGTCAGAATTTTTATAAGACTCTGTTAAATCATCTAATCCTTTTTTACCGCCTTGCATTAAAACAAGCATACCGCTCATAGCTTCTTGTCCGAATATAGTTGCTGTTAAGTCTTGCTTTTGTTGTTCTGTCTTGCCCTCTAAAGCTTTTGAATATTCTCCAACTATTGTACTTAAAGATTTTAATTTCCCTTGTGAATCGAAAGCGTTAAAACCAATAGATGCCATTGCTCCGGCTGCTTCATTGCTAGGACTTGCCAATCTAGTTAATGCACTTCTTAATGTAGTACCAGCCTGTGAACCTTTAATACCACTATTAGCCATTTCTCCAATAGCTGCTGTAACTTCTTCTAAAGAAAGTCCCATGGAATGTGCGACCGGACTAATGTACTTCATCGCTTCACCCGTGTCTGCTACTGCCGCATTTGTTGCGTTAGCATTCTTTGCTAACACGTCAGCTACATGACCAGCTTGATTAGCTTCTAAACCGAATCCACGCAATGTTGAAGCCGCTATATCAGAACTTGTTGCGAGACTTTCTCCGCTTGCTGCTGCTAAATCTAATAAACCTGGCATAGCTGCCATAGTTTCTTGTGTATTAAATCCGGCTGCTGCTAAGTTTTCCATTCCTTCGGCTGCTTGTTTTGCTGAGAAAGCTGTATCTTTACCCAACTGTAACGCTTGATCGTGTAGTTGTTTAAACTCTTCTCCAGTTGCTCCACTAATAGCCTTAACTCTACTCATTTGTGCATCAAAGTCCATACCAACTTTAGCTGCGGCTACTCCGAATAAAGTGACCGGCGCTGTTACATTCCTAGTAAAAGAATCCCCTA